CTACAGAAAGAGTTACAGGATTTTCATCAAATCCTATAGCATTTCCTATGAGAGAAGCTGTATTGTACACTTGCCATCTAAAAGCAGGAATTGATGTAGAGCAGGTATTTTCTGTAAATACATCTTTATTTGTAATTATTGTAGCTCCTGAAGGAGGTGTTACACAAGGAGCTGGATTTCCATTTATGTCAATGCAGCCCATATTATCCCAATCATAAGGAGTTGATTTTCTTCCTGCTATATGAAATACAGCAGTATCTGGGGCATTTGTTCTTGTAAAAGAAATACCTACTCCATATACTTCATCTCCTAAATATCCTACAAAATTGCCTGAAATTTCAGGATTTTTGTAAGATCCTTCTTTCATTGAAACAGTTTGCCAGTAAATTGGCAGGTCAATCATTTCTGATTGAAGATTTAATATTCTGGGTTGCTGTAAATCGTATAGCATTAAATAGCCATTAGATTCAGTGATACCTTTAGCAGCTATATAAATAGGTCTTCTGGATGTTACATCATCAATAGCAAGATTTTGCTGTATATTTGCATCTATTCCTGTATAAAGATAAGAAAGAGAAGATGAATTTGTCTGAATTGTCTCTACAAGAAAAACAGAAGTTACAGTATTAATTGTTTTTAAAACAACAAGATTAATGTACTGAAAATCTGTGTTTAGGTTGGAAATCTGTAATTTTATTGATTTAGATACAGAATAGTCTGTAGCTATAGTTATTTGTTCTGTAAATAAAGGAATAGGATTTGTTACATGAAAGTAGTCTGTTACTTTATTTGAGTTTACATCAGAATAACAAAGGGCAAATTGATACATTCCTGCCTGATTCTGACCTCCTGAAACTACATCTGTTACATCTATTTTAGGGTAGCAGGTGGAAGGAAATATGTTAATTTTATTGCAATCTAATTCATCTGAATGAAGAATTGGACAATTTAAAAGAGTTTTATTCTGTAATTTAAGCTCAAAATCATCATAATCTATATATCTCATAGGATTAAGTCCATCTGAAAAATATATTCTGACTCTGCAATCATCTATTTTTATCCATGACTGTATAGGAAAATCTATATTAAAATTGAGACAAGATGCATTTACAAATGTGTAGTAGTTTGTAGTTTCTGTCGGAGTTTGTTGCTCTAAAGGAGTATCTTCAACTACAGGATTATTACATTCTCCACAATATGCAGTTCTATCAGTAGAATCAAGATTTGATTGGTCATAAGTATAACCGATTTCTGATTCACCTGTTTGAGGATTTACAAGAAAATAAAAAGTAAGACCTAAAGCGGGAACTAAATTAGTATTTAATACTTTAAAACCTTTTAATCTACTGGACAATATATTAGAAGGCTCGTTTGTAATTTGAAACGAAGTATCATTATAAGAAAGAATACTACCATTATTAAGCAAAGAAAACTCTGTTTCTTTTAACATGGAAGGATTTTTCCACGACATGCCAATCTCAGGTTGATTTAATTGATTCTCAATCATTTCTATATTACATTTTTATCACACATGTTTGGAATTAATCACTTCATAAGCACTGAATTTTTTTCTAGTGCGCCTAGCCATTTCAACAAGAGTTTGGAAACTCGGAGTTTTACTGTAATTTATTGCCTGTAACATATATCGGTCAGCTTCCTGTTTAAGTAGTTGATATTTTTGTTGTACATTAGGATCATCTCCATTGAGCCATAACATTTGGAAATAATATTGCAAAAGATGCCATTCTATAGCTTTTTGTATAATTGGATCTTCTGGGATTAATGGAAGACCAGTGTCCAAATCTACTGGATACCTGTAATATCTCATATACATTACAGGATTTTTCAAAGTAGTGTAAATGTTATAAAACTCTCCTTGTTGTTCAATAGATGCTTCAAAAGGGGAAGCTGCATTTACACCTCTGAATTTTCCTTCAGAATCTCCTGGGAATTGAAAATTTTTATGATGGTGTTTTAGAGATTTATTTTTCCTTACTGTCATTAATCTTGGATGATTCCATTCATATCTGTAAGCTTCTGTTCCTTGTACATAATCTATAGAAGATATTTTTTGTAGCACTTGTTCATTATTGTTTGTAACCATACAGGATTCTACAGCAATTCCATTCATCATGGGATTTACATTTCCTGAACCTGGAATTCCATACCCACAAGTATTTTGTGCTACAAGTTCTGTTATTTCCCTATTATAAATAATAAATCTGCTTTCTGGTTGAGGTATTTCTAGAGTCATTGGTCTATGCTCATCAAGAAGCCACAGGGAATTTAATAGAAAGTAGTCGCATGGAGCATCAGCTTTATTATCTTTTGCAAATATAATAGCATCAGCTAAATCATAAGCAGCAACCCCTAGCAAATCTATTACATACTTTATTTCTGAATAAAATCTACCAGTATCTAATAAATTAGATGCAGAATAATTGCTTAAATTATCTTCAATTCTGGCTAGGAGCCTCTCTGCACCCACCATTTTCATTTCTTGCATGTTCTTCTTGTTTATTTTTTTCAGCTAAAGCTTTTCTTTTATTACGCATAGCTCTTTTTCTCTTTACAGATCTGGAAACTGAATCTATCCCTCTGAGCTTAAAATCTTCTGCTTGCCATTCAAAATATTCTTTTCCCTGATTTACTCTTTCAACCATCATATCTGTCATTGCATCACACATAGAGAATTTATAACAGGAGGCTTTTCTGAAATTACAATTTGATACATTAAACCAAATTGCATTGTAATCAAAAAAGTATCTTTTAAGATAGTTTTTATTTTTAGAATGGTGTATTTCTGGAAATTTGTTATATTTTTTAAAAATTATAGCTTTTTTCCATTCTGGTAGATTAGATGTTTTTAAATTTTCCATCATCTCCTCTTTATCTTCATGGAAGATTTTAGGTTTATATTTGGAAATAATCAAAACTCCTGCTTCTTTATGAAGTTTAAAACCATCTGCATTATCCACTACCCATTTGGCTATTTCTTTATTAAAGTTTCTTACTAAAGCTCTTATTCTGAAGTCAGTCATATGACTTTTTGTAATACCAAATCTTTCTCTGACCTTATCATAAAAATCTTCTGGGAATACCTGATTTGAATTCTTTTTTAATTTCATAATTAACTATCTAAACCATTTTTATCGTTAGTAAGAATTCGTTGTGCTGTTTTGTCAACCTCATTGAGGTCTGGATTGGAATCGGGGGTAATAGATTTATAAACCTTTGCAAGTCTGTTAATTAACTCTTTTTTTACGTCATTTTCGAGGTAAAAAGGACACACAAGTTGGTAATCTACTGGTCTTTTACATACAGTTTCTTCTGGTTGAGGGCAATTGGCACAAGGAGATTCAAAAGTATTAAAAATATCCACTTCATATTTATCTTTAAAATATGCTTCTATTGTAACTTCTTCGGGTGCATATATATCTTTTTTAGGAATTGGAATATATAAATAGCCATTTCTGAAGAAATAATAATATTTATTTTTATCTACATATTCTCTTTTTTGAATAGCATTCCATTGTCTTGGAGTTACAGGATCTTCAAAAGAAGATAAATTTATTGAAGAAATACCTTTTATTATATCTCCATGTGTAAATGTATACGTAGAGGGAAGAATTTGTTCACTCCTCATTAATTTTTGGCAAAGTCTTACTTCTACATCTGTACATTCTGAAACTGGAACTTCTACCATTTTTACGCATGGTAACACTGACCAACCTTCAGATAGTCTGGCTAGTTTCTTTTTTGCATCATTATCTTTTTTAATAAAGTCAGCAATAATACTTCTTGTTTCACTAACAATGAATCTAGGGGAAATAAAATCATCGAGTGATTCTGCCCTCATCATTGTAAGTATATCACTAATCCACTGAGATACAAGCATTAAATTATATTTTGATTAAAAATAGGGAATATAATTGGAATTTGAAAATGTTTAATCAAATTAGGTTAGATTTATGAATTAACATTTATTAACAAAAATAGCCACCTTTTTAGGGATGGCTATCCTGTTATTTTGGAAAAATTATCATCTGAAATCTTCTGGCTTTAATTTATTTTCTTGTTCCTTTATATATTCCTGATAATCCACTTCTTCCAAATTTCCCGACATTACATCAAGATTAAAACAAAATGTCAACAACTTTTCCCAAAACCAATTAGTTCCTTCCAAGAATATAACATCATTTTTTATAGTTATGTACACTGGAATTATGCCCTTATAATAGCCTTTTACTTTCATACTGTTTTATAGAATTCTCCTAAAATTCCTGGTTCTTTATCTGAAAAAATTAAAGCTGTTCCTCTTTTTTGATTTCCCGTAAAATTATTCTTATCATGCCAAGCATCTGTGCCAGAAATAGAAGAAAAATGTCTTACTACAACTCCATTAAATTCATCTTCTGATTGATGTACTTTCTTTTTACTAGAATGTAAATGGCCAAGTTGAATGATTCTAAAAGCAGATTCTCCCCACATTTGAGGGACTTCTGTAGCTACTGTAAGAGGAAGTGTATTAGCATTTGTATCTCCATGACACCATGTTAGAAGATTTTTTCCCACAAGTTTGTGTTTTCTGTTTCTTGGTTCTGCATTTATACTAACCTGAGTGTCATTTCTATAATAGGCTTTTAGAGCTATTCCTAGATGTTGTTCTGAAAGTTCACAATGATTTCCATTAATATTGATAAATTCTACTTCTGGAGCATATTGTTTTAATATTTCTATTCCTTCAGATATAAGCTCTAGGGCAGTTTGAAATACTTTTGAAGCTCTTGTATCACTTTCTACATATGTGCCAGCAGTAGTGGTTGATTTAAGAGAATCTGTATGCAGAGTATCTCCCAAAGTACTTAGAATAAACTTTTTAACTCCATAACACTGGTATGCTTTTAGGGAAAGATATTTAATACAATCTAAAAACCTCTTTTTGGCAATTTCCAGATTGTATCTTTCTCCTGTTTCAGCTTCTGATACTAATTTACCGAGGTGCAAATCTGCAATATTAATAACTACTGTATGGGATAATTCCTTATTTTGAATTTTATCTTCCTGCCAATATTTAGCACTTGTATTGTTTTTAAATATTGCAATGTTCTTATTATTTACAAAATCTGTAAATTCCTTCTTAAAATCTATTTCAGAGGCAGTTGTAGATTTCTTAATGCTGGAAAATAACACAGACATTCTATAGCCTACAGCTTGATCTTTAAACCAAATTTGGCTTATTTTAAACTCTTTTGGATCTATATTATATTTGACAAATATTTCTTCGTCTGTAGGCTTTTCTGTAACATTATCCTCCAACTTAGCTGTTCCTTTATCCCTATCTTCCTGATAGGTGTACTTGAAGTATCCTGGAAGAATTGATGTAGTATTTATAATTGAATTAATATCCTGTGTTATTAATCCTTTACAAACACAATTACCTTTTGTACATTTATCCTCCAGACATTTTGGCTTAAATTGAGCAAATCTCTTTCTAATATACTCAGGATCAATTGTTTCTTTAGCCAGAAAACTGATTTTCTCTGCTATTACTTTCCAACTGATTACTCCTTTTTCTTTTAAATCTTTAATTTCTGAGTAATATTTTTGAAAATAATTATCGACTGATTCTTTTTTAGTCATTTTTATTTAATTTGGTGATTGTGGAATTGGTGGTGTGGGCGGAATCATAAAATATTCATAGTTGTATTTGTAATTTGGAAAATGTTTCTTTAGCTCTTTATCATGATGAAATAAATCTTCATCATCTACAATTATGGATTCTTCCATATCTAATATTTCATTTCCAAATTCATCTTCATAATGTTCTATTTCCTTATCTATTGTTTCTATTAGATAGGGAACATTATATTTATCTAAGAATTCTTTAAAATTCATAATTTTTAATTATTTCAATGTAAAGATAGTAAAATTTATTTAATATCCAAACTATGTCTGGATTTTAACATTTCTATCTTATGATCTATTATTTGTTTTATTTGGTTTCTTGTATATGTGGTTATTTGTCTATTAGTAAATCTTAAAGGAATATAACCTAAAGTGGCTAATCTTTTACTTCGTAAATTATCAGACTTAAGTCCTTCTTTGCTATTGTGTTGTCTACCATCACATTCAATAAATATATTATATGTTGTAAGAAGAAAATCAAGTATGTATAATTTAGGAACTTTCATAGTTGATATAACTATGGGAACTTGAAATTCAAATTTATATCCTAACTCTTTAAGGTATTTGTAGAGTATTTTTTCTTGTGGAGTAGAATTTTCCCTCAATCCTGCTGCATTAGTTTCTCCTATCTTTTTAAGAAATATTATTCTTTCTTCTTTAGAATATCTTTTAGTTTTAACAGTTTTCTTCTTGACTTTTTTAGCCATTTGCTTGGTTTTTCTGAAAATAAAGTTTATATTTGTGGTACACAAGTATCAAATAGAATTAGGTTAAATAAATGTTGATAAGTAATTTAACTTAATTTTGTTAAAAATTTGGAAAGCACAAAAAGAATTATTATAATTGCAGCATAGTATTAAATACCCCTGAACGGTTGCTAATAACTAGGATAAATTTTGATTGTAACATAGAGTTATTATAAATTTTCTAGTTCTTACACTGGTTCAGGCTTTGTAAGGATTTTTGAAAGCAGTCCCCTACAAAGTAATTTGATAGGGGATTTTTTTATTATACTCTCTATGGGACGGGATAAGCCACCAGCAATAGAGTTTTAGTGCTACTGGGGGAATTCTACACAGCACAGCGATGGTACTAATTAATGAGTCGCAGGATAGAAGGGAGGGTTAGATTACTTCCACAGTTGATTAATAGTTTACACATTCTAACTTGATGTAAACCTCTTACAGATGCAATGGCTCCAAAAGCATGTATCATTAAGTGTAGTAATCACCCAGAAAAAATGGGAATAGATTACTATGCTCTAAACAGAAAACAATTCACCAAAAGCATACTAAAATACAAACAATGATCGAAGAAATCTGGAAAGAAATAAATGGGTTTGAAAATTATTCAATTTCAAGTTTAGGAAATGTTAGAAGTAATAAAACTTACGAGTTATTAAAACCATCTTTTCAACGCAAATACTTAAAAGTGGGATTATATAAAAGCAAAGTTGGTTATAGTACTTATACTATCCATAGACTTGTAGCCTTACATTTTATAGATAATCCTGAAAATAAGTGCCAAGTAAATCATATAAATTGTAATCCTAAAGATAACAGACTAGAAAATCTAGAATGGGTAACTAGAAAAGAAAATATGAGACATGCATCTAATATGGGGTTATTGAAAGGTAAAAGTACAGTAATAAAGAGTTTTGATATAGACGAGATTATAAAAATTAAAGAGATGTATAATAATGGAAGTACTATAGAAGAAATTGCTTCCTGCAAAAAAGTACCTCAATATATAATAAGAACTTTTGTTTTACATATAAGTATTTAAAATTTCTGGGGTGGCGATTTCTTCAAATATATGGCATAAAAAAGGCTACCATTTCTAGTAGCCTAATTTTAAAAACCAACATCTTTTATTTAGTGAAATATAAATCAGATTCTGCTTGTCTCCTCCTTACTAATCCTGGAAGAATTTGTGATCCTGCATGTGTCCATTTAGCAAATTCTGAAGCTATAGATGGATCATTAGGGTTGATATTAATTTTCTTTAGGAGTGTGCTTCCTGAGAGAGAAAGTGCCCCTAAATTATAACAAAATGATACTAGTGCATCAAATTGATTTTGAGTTAAAGGTTGTTTAACTAAAGTATTTACACTAGTTTCATATTTAGGCAGAGTTTTAGCAAAAAGATCTTTAGCTCTTTGCAAAGAAATGACATCCTCAAGTTTTACTGGAGTTCCATCTTCATATCTTGTAGAACCATAACCTATAGTTGCTACTCCTACAGAATCAAGATATGCTTCTAGTTTGCATCCCTCAAATTCTGTTATTAAGTTTATTCCTGCTGCTCCTGTTGTCATTAATATATTATTTTAAGGATTAACAAATTCTCCTTCAACTGTAGAAGGAATTGTTCCCTGAATATCTGGAAATTTTGCTAATAGTTCTGAATACAGATATGCCCCTGAATTAAAACTGTTCCACCAAGTGTTATAATCTTTCCCTGAATAAGTTATTGATTTTGTGTCAATTATCTTTCCAGTTGAATCTTTTGCCTGATATTTTACAACAGATGTAAATGTCTTATTTAGAGGATTTATCGAAATAGTAAGACCTATAAAGCTCCATTTAGCATTTAATGTCTGTGCTGGTATATTTATTGTACTTTCCATATTTATTTTATTACAAACGCTTTTAATAGTGCTATTACTATTGTTGCAGCAGTTGCTCCTGTTGCTGTTCCTATTAAAAATCCTTTAGTACCTTTATTTAGTTTCTGGTTTAAAACAATATTCTTAACATCTGTTGTTTTAAGATGGGAATTGCTGTGGGAAATTTTAACAACACTTTTAGTTTTAAACAGGTTTCCCTCTTCCCCTATTGTTACTACTGTGGAATCGGGAATAATTAAGTGATTGATTTCTATTCCATTTGATAGGACAGTTTCATCTATCTGATAGTCTTTGTTTATTATTTCTGCTCTCAAAGGCACTTGAATATATTCTGCTGAATCTTTTGTTATTACTTTTGCAGAATCTATGTAAGGAATCTTAATACTATCAAATTGTACAATAGTTTTATAAACTACTTGAGATTGCAAAGATTTCAGTCCTTCTATTTTCTCTATTTGTTTAACTATAGTATTATCCTTTTCAGCCAACAGTTGATTTTGTTCAACAATTGTTGAGCTATCTTCGGCTCTTTTTTCTATAAATGGCTGAAATTTAGAATATTCTGAAGTAAGTAGCTTATCCTGAAGTTTAAAATTCTCATTTTTATATTCACAGGATTTTGCCCCAAATAATATCAAAAGAAATATTAGAATAATAATTACAGAATATAGAAAATATTCTTTAAGTTTTGGGAATGTCTGACTGAGATTGATCATTTGTGTTGGTTTTATCTAATTGTTTATCTTTAAAATTAAGTAAAGTATTGTAACCTGCATAACCTAGCCATCCTCCTATAACTATCATAAAGGAAGTGGCATCCATTGTTTTCATATTTTTGCCGAGATATACAATAGTATTACCTAACATAACTGAAAATACAATAAATCTCTCTATCTTTTTAGAAGATAGAACAGAAGGTTGTTCTGAAAATGTTAGATATAATTGATATCCAATTTCTTTTAAAGTCATTTTTTAAACTTTTTCTCATACTTGGCTTTACCCCACTCATACACATCTTTAGCCAATAAACCTCCTATACCCCCTATAATACCTATAGAGAATGCAATAAAAACCCTAGCAACTGACTGTAGAAAGAAATCTGCCATTGATGTAAAAACTACTCCTGCTGTTAAAAAATGTCCACTCCAGAATGAAATCTGAGTGTCCTTGTCTGATATATCTATGTTAAATAGATGGCTAAATAAATGTCTGAATTTTTCAAATAGTGTGGTGTGCATATTATTACGGTGTTGAGGTAATGATAGCCCAAACAGAGCCATTCCAAAATTTCATCTTAGTTAATGTTGTATCAAAATAAAATTGACCTAAATAAGGAGATGTAGGTTCAGAAGCTGTAACTCCATTTACAACTGGAGCAGCCGAACTAAATAGACCTGTGCCATCTTCTGTTAATACAAATCCAGAACCTGTTGCCATACCAGGGGCATAAAAAGAACTGTGAGTAGTTCCTATAGCAAATTGATCATCTTGATTATCTGTGGCTCCTGTTCCTATACAAACAGAATTATTGTAACTAGAAACAGCATTTTTACCAATAGCTATATTATTAGTAATTCTTGTTCCTGTTGTAGTAGCATTAGATCCTATTGCTATACTATTGTCATTACTGGCAGAAGATTGATAACCAGCACTTATACCATTTAATCCCGCAACATTTGCTCTAAAACCCAAAGCTACTTGATAAGTAGCACTTTCGCTTCCAGAGGGTGTTGTAAAAGTAGTTTGATTACCTATTCCTATATTATGAACACTAGGCTGAGAAGAAATACCAGCTCCAATTAAAATATTAGGGTTGGTACTACCTTCATCAAAGTGCAACATCTGAACATTATTGGATTTAATATTAAATCCCACCCCATCTGTAGTGCCAAGAAAATTAACACTAGGGTCTGTACCAGAATTTCCTTGTAATCCCCATCCTATATAAGAAACAGGAGCTGATTGTAAAATACCACTAACATCTGTATATAAGAAATTTACAGGAGTGATTGTTCCAGAATCATCTCTGGAGTTTGGATAATTACCAAATTGAACAGTGTTAAAGTCATTAGAATAGGTAGTGCCATTTATACTTATAATACTACCAGAAGACATAAAATTACCTGTTCCTGCAAAGAGTCCAGATTGCATGGCTCCATCACTATAAATAAAAGTATAAGCCTGATTTGCATCAATTAGTCCTGAAGTACTTCCTACTTTATTATAATTTATAGGAATACCAAAGAATGTATTATTTATAGAGTTTTCAGCAGCAATTCCCTGAGAAAGATTGGTGAATAATAAATTATTATTGGCTATATCTACAACTCTGTTTCCTGTAAGAGAACCATCTGCATTATAAATATTAACTCCTGTACCTCCTGCAACCCAATTTCCCTGTCTGTTAAGAAAAGAGCTTGGATCTCCATCTGAAGAAATACCCAAACATCCATTAATTAAAGAACAAAAATCAGTCCTTAAACAACAAATATTGTTCTCAAGTCTAAGTATCTTTTGTAAAATTATTCCTGATTCCATTATACTACTCTTGTGTAAGAACTTGTTGTTGTGTTATAATAACTCCAGCCAACTGGAAGACCTCCTGCTAAAGCTGCTGCATTATTTACATAAGATGGTAAAACAGCCAATAGTGTTTGAATATTTGTACTTAATAGTTTTCCAGTACCATCTGTATATAAAAAGTTGACTGGAACTACTGAACCAGAATCATCTCTTGTATTAGGATAGAAATCAGCTTTTACAGTTCCATCTCCATTTATAGCAAAAATTGGAACAAAGTTGGTTCCATCAAAAGCATTCCATCTTGTTTGAGGAGCAGATGTATTATTATTTCCATCAAATTCAAATCCAGTAGAATCAAACTTTAATTGAATACCAGTATTAGGAACATTGGGGTCAGTGTAATTTATCTGGATTGAACCAAGCCCAGAAGTACCAAAACTATATCCTCCTGTTGCACCAGAAGGTAAAGCAAAATTAGAACTCCATACAATATTTGATGGAACTCCTGTATTTATACCGTCAGATATTAAAACACCTGTATTATCCTGATAGATAAGGCCACTATACCTACCATCATCAAGAGGTTGATTAAATAATAAACTAAAGGGAGGACTACTTAAAGCATAACCTCCTGACAAACAATTTAGCACATTTGTACATAAATTTTTATTTATGCAGCAAATTTCCTGACTCAGCCTATTTACAGTAATACCCAACCTTTTAAGATCCTGTACTTGTGTAAATCCTGCACCATTATCAAAACCAAGTCCCATTTATATTAAATTAATTATTTTAAAAAACTCCCCATTTCAGAGGAGAACCCTTGAGAAACCAACACCTCAGAGTTTTATGTTCTTTCTCCATTTATAGAAATAAAAACCTTGCCTCCTGCGGTTGTTTTTGAGGCAGATATTGTTATTGTTGAAGTACTTGTACCAGAACCTCCATAAGGATGATATGAATAATTTAGATTTAATGTAGGTATTTGAGTATTAATTACTGTACTTGCGGGTACAGTAATATCACTAATTGTAGTTCTTGTAACATCATCAGAAATGTGTATTAATCCATCATCAGTACCAGCAATTGCTTTTGTTACAGTAATCAGTATATTTACAATTTTAAATCCAAAAGGAAAATAAATAGAAGTAATTGCTTGCTCCCCTGATTCAAAACTCTTATCAAAAGAATATGTTTCCCATGTTCCTGTAGAACTTTGTATTTGAGAAAGAGTTATAGTACTAATGCTAGTTCCTGTGCCAATTGGTAAAATGTTAGCTCCTAAAGCTAAATCCTGCATATTGCCAGAAGAATCTGTAATCTTTAATGCAGAAGCTGTTCCTGTAGAAATTGCAGCATTAGCTACTGTGTGAGCTGTCAATTTTGAACCTGAAATACCTGTAGCTAATTCTGTATCTGTTACAGATCCAGCTACTAATTTTTGATGTCCATTTATTGTATTTGCAGCTATTTCATCATTTGTTAAACTAAGTGCCTGACTTACAGTATGTAAATTAAGAGAGTTGGCTGCAATATTTGATCCAGTAATAGCAGTTCCTAAATTAGTAGAGGATATAATATTAGATTGTGAAAAATCTAAATCTACAGTATTTGTCCAAGAAGTTCCATTAAAGAAACATGTTATGGTTAAATGTTTTGTTAATTGGAGCTGAGTGATAGAAGTGCCAAAAATATTAAAAGTGACAGAATTGGTGGTAATATCAAGATTACCAGAGTATTTAAATATAAAAGTAGTGTCTGCTTGAGGAGTTCCTGTGGGAAATATAGAATAATTGGAAGTAGCAGTAGCTGATCCAGTTATATAATACACCTCTGTAGGTGAGTTTACATCAAGAAGTCCTGCAAATTCGCCACCTGAACCATCTAATGTAATAACAACTGAGGGAATAATTCTAGGCATATTATATAAACTTTTTAACTTCTGTTGTAAAATCTGAAAAATGACAATAAATTGTCCCACTATTATTAACCATTGTTGCTACAATTTTAAGACCTGTTAAATCTATATTCGTAACAACTGCTCCGATACTTGTTGTAACAGCAGAAACATTTGCGGCATTTCCCATTCTTACTGCTAAAGGACTTGTTTCTAAAGGAGTGGAAGATTTTGTATACACAGCACTAACTATTGCAGATGCCGCTGAAGGAGAAGTTACATCCTGAAGATTAAACTTTATTTTTCCAGAAAGAGATGCTCCAGAGGAAATTGGGGTAATTTGAAATCCTGCAAGATATACAAGAGTATTAGTTGCAGAATTTATAAAAGAAATATCTAAAACATCATTAGAGCCTACTTCTGCATTAAATGAAAATTCAATAACATCTTTAGTGGCTATATTTGCAAGTGTTGAAAAATTTAACACTTGTTGGAAGACATTTACTGTAGCTCCTGGAGAAACAGATATTTGTGGAAAATCATTTTGAACTATTCCTCCTGAACTGGAAGTCGGGGGAGTATAATTAATTCTCCATACTCCTGATCCTTGATTACTTATATTTAAATAAGAAGGTGTATTAGTTGTAATACTATTAATAGAAGCACTACAACAACTTTGCAAACCAGCAATGCTTGTTTGAATATCAGAAATAGTATTTGTAAATACAGGATCTAAAGATACAGTATAAGTAGTTGTTCTACCAGAAGTAGTTGTTGCTACATCTATTTGATCTGTAGTTCCAGCAACATTATATATTGTTTGAACTCCAGAATTGCCTATTGTACAAAGTTTTGCATCAATAAGTCCAATTATTGTGTCATAATTGGTTCCTTTAGCTATACCCAAACAAGATGTAGTTGCTGAATTATAAAAAACGCAATTTCCTTCTGTCTGATTTAAGCAGCCACAATAGTTAGTGTTTGGAGTACATGAACTGCTACAGGAAGGTTGATAGCATCTGTTGCAAAAACCCCCATCAAACCAATAATTACATCCGTTACAGTATGAACTCATTTTTTATATTAATTAAGAGCTAGTTTTTTCAAAAGAAATATTAATCACAAACTCTGTACCATTATTTTCCATACGGGCAATAAGGTTTAGAATATATAAAAGGAAATATGGTTTATGTCCTCCTGTAGGGTTAATGACATCTGTTCCACTTCTCATAGAAACACCCTTTACAAAAGCTGTATCATAAACTATATTCTGACTAGTGGATACAGATGCTGTAGATGATACTAAACTAAAACAGTTAGAAGCACAGTTATGAGTAGCCCCCATAAGTCCATAAAACAGAGCATTAACAGAATTAAATGCTACTAAACTTCCTCCGCTTTTAGAACCAAAAGCTACAAATACACTAACATCATACACTCCATCCATTTGCATTGTAAATGCCCCAGATGTTTGATCATAAACAGGATCAAGTCCAGATGGAAAAGAGTTATTTACAACATTAAAGTTTTTACGCTGTACTGTTCCTGTGGCAATAGTATTATAAGCACCATCTAATCTAATTGGATCATTTGCTGAATCCGAACCTCCATCCCATTGAAATGTTTTAACAAGTCTTGTTATTTTTATCTTTGGGGAAGAAGTGCTTGCAGAGGCATTGAGTATTTGATCTTGAGCAGAGTTGCCATTTGTCATTATAACAGTGACATCTCCCTGAGTAAATTTACTGGCAAGAACATCACATGTATCTTGAAAATTTGTTACATTATCCACAAGAACTTTTCCAGCACAAGGAGCTGTAAAATCTACAGCACCTGTACCTCCATCATAAGTTATTGATAATGAGCTATCTGAAGATTCAACCTTATTAATCAAATAATCACAACCATCTGTTCCATTAGCTGAAACTTTTGCAGAACAAGGAGGAGTTTGAACTCCTGAAGGTGTTAACACCAGCACCTGACATCCAGATACTGTTCTTGTAGATACAGAAAGTAAGGCAGGATTTCCAGATACAATTTTAGTATTTAAATATCCACAACAAGCATCGCTTGATGATACTTTTACTCCAAGACTATTTCCTATAAGTCCTAATACAGTAGTTAAGGATTGTCCTGTAATTGGAGTAGATATACATGGAATATTCTGTCCATTATAATATACACAATCTGAAGAAAGTACATCTGTACAAGCTACATTTTGTGGACAATCTCCAACACATAGAGGAGTTGGTATCAAAGAATTACTTTGATTTAGGATATTTCCATTACAATTTGTGCAAGGAGGGTTTGTCATATTAGCAGGTTCCTAAATTAATTGGGAAAGAAGATGCAGCAGTAATATTACTTTTTATACAAGAATTAGAATTTTCTAAACTCTGAATAGCTGTAGCAAAAGTTGAATTGGTATTGGTTTGAGTAGTAATAAACTGATTTATAGTACCTATTTGCTGGTTTAACGAATTAATACTTGAAGTAAGAGTGCTTATTTGCTGATTAAATCCAGATATTTGTGTATTTAAATCACAAAGACAGTTTATAATATTTTGAAGAGCAACAGAAAGCTTTACAGTTCCTGTAGTTACACAAGAATTAGCAGAACAGCATCTGTAATCAACAGTTACTAGAGGATCAATAGTATTCACCTGATTTTGCAAAGCATCTAAAGAACTTTGTTGGGCACAGGCATCTTCTAACAAAAGAGCAAATAAATTTTTAATAGAAGGTTCTGTTGTACCCCAAAGAGTCTGAAGACATTGAGGGATTGTCACAGAAGACATATCTGTCTCCCCTATTAATGTACATAGTGCTGTAGCTATTTTATTTTCAATAGCTGTTAAACTATCATTTGTACAAATCCCTAAACAAGGAATAGGTAAACCTGTCCAAGTAACACAATCTGTACTAACTAAAGGCTGACAACGATTATATATATATGAAGCAGATTGCATTTATAGTTGATTAAGTTTATTTTGTATTTCTACAGTAATATCTGCAATTTTTATATTATTATAACAGCAATTGCAATGCTTTATTTCATCTAATATCTTCCAATAATCTCCAAGATATCTATAATTCTCATAGTATATAGTTAATCCAAGATTAAATCTTTGATTTGCTATATCTTTATTACCAAATTCAGCTAATGCTTTTGAAATTCTTAATTGTAAATTAGTAATATATTCATCATTATATAAAGTATCTTCCATTTTTAGGGAATTCTGTTATATCCTTTATCAAAACACTCTTCACAAAATAAAAGCTTATCAAGTAGTTTTCTACTAGCCTCATAAAGTTTTTGAGCTTCTTTATAATTATCTATACTTGTGTTTGCTTTTATAGAATCCATATAAAGCCTAACTCTATTAAGAACTTTAAGTTTTTCAGGATTGTAGCAATTTTCACACTCAACTACATTCAATTTTAAAAGAGCCTGATGATATTGGCATTCTAAAAGATTTGTTCTAAACCAAGTATCTTCAAACCAAAATTGTTCATAAGGACATATACTTATTTTTGCTGTATATATGCCATCTGGTAAATCAGCCAAATCTTCATTCCTAGCTACATTTGTAATACCTAATGTATTACTATTCAGAATTATTGGGCCATTTTTAGCATAGTTTAATTCTATAGCTCTTCCAGGATTAAATGGAGTAACTACCTGAAGAACAGCTCCATCAAACCCCTGTGCAGGGGAATAATAAGAAGTGTCCAAAAGCCCAAAAGTTTTTACACTATGAGTTTCAAATATTGTAAAAGATAGTTTAGTGCTGGTTATCATTTAAAAATTCTAAATCTTTTTAATCCTTTTGAAGTACATGTTGAACAAAGTCCATTACTTAGTTGACAAGCAGGTACTATTCTACCACAGTTTCTACATTTCGTTCCTTGACAGCTCATATATGTTGGTTTAATATTGAATAATAAAATTTATTTTTTGATAACTTACCGTCTTTACATCTATCACTTATTATTGTTCTTGATGTATTGGTAAATTTACTGGCTTGATTATAATTTTTAAAAGTACCTAATATATTTCTATCTGCATCTGAAACTTGAATAAAATAATGTTCAATTATTTTTACTGGCTCTACCTGATCTACTTTTTCATATTTGAAAATAAAACCATTAGTATAGTTAAATTGTTTATTTAGTACTCTTGAAATTGCACCCTCGGATAATTTTAACTCACTTTGAGCATCTTCTGCACATCTCCACTCTCTTATAAATTTACCAGTTTTTGCACTATATTGAAAAACAGGAATTATATTTTTTATTTGTTTATAACCTTTTTTGGATTTCTTTTTATATTCTATGTTAGGTAAATCTTCATATCTAAAAATATAATTACCTACTTTTTTACATTGACCTTTACAACATTTATATATTCCATTTAATTTATATTTCCTCTCTGTTTCTCTTAAACCTATGATTTTTTCAATAAAATTCATGCTTAAATCGTAGATAAGAATTGTTTTAGATTTCTTATTATTTTTACCCTTTTGGGAATTTATAGAAACACTGCCAGTTGCTTTAGTACTTAGATTTAAAGAATTCTTTTTAAAATATTTCTTATTTGAATTTGCACAAAACAATGTATCTAAATATTCTTGTTCTACAGAACGAAGTTTTGTATTCCTCTCTTCTTTTGTTTTATAATTCAAAATAGTTTTTTCTAATATTTCAAAGCAAAAAGAATACTCTCCATATTTATTAAAAGATCTTTGAAGTTTTTTATTTTTATGGTTATTATTTCTTAGAGCATTTAAATGTTGATTACCTCTTTTACAAATATCAAAAGAACTTCCTATATAAGATTTATTAGAACCAATAAAATAAATCATGTAAATTCCAGCAAAGTGTTCTACTGCCTTCATTTTGTTGGTTTTTAATTTAATTAATCACAGTTTGGCAGACTTGCAACTATAGGCAAACTTCTATGAACCACACCAAGAGTTACTGGTATAAGTGTTACTGTGATTGAAAGTGTATATGTACTTGGAAAAATAGAACCTTCAAAACTAGATTGAATATTTCCTGTCCAAAAACCATTAGAATCCAAAGTAACTGAAGTAATTGCTCCAGCATTAGGGTATTCAGGAGCCGAAAGAACCACTTGAACAGTTTGTCCTGCAAGAGCAGCATCAGAAATAGTTACACCTGTAAATAATACTCCTGATGTTCCAGGAACTCCTGAACAACTAAATGCCCCAAGATTTACAGTAGGGTAACAACAGGGACTAAGAAGTAATGCTATATCTTTATATATACTTTTAGAAACCTGATTTCTCAACCATGCAAGTATAGAATCTTTTTTAGCTGCTGATGGATGTTGAGGAATTGCAATTGCCATATTATTATTTTATATATTTTTTTAAAAAGAAAAAGGGGAGGAGTCCTTTTTAATGTATCCTCCCCTTTAATGGGTTTAATTATTTAAATATTATTATATATTCACTGGAGCTACTGGAGAGTTTGCAGAAGCAAGATAACCATTGATAGCTTGAGCAAATGCACCACCCTGACCTTGTGGGTAGAAGAAATGCCATTCAAATGTTTCAATTGGAGAAGAACCAAATCCTGAGATGCTTTGAGCTTCTGCTGGAATTGTTTTAACTTCAAGAATGTATTCATCATAATATCCTTGCAGATCAATTCCAAGTGTGTATGCCATAGAATCTCTTTCTGCTGGATTCAGTCTCCAAGGTTGATTGAAAGCATAGTTAGAAGCTATCAGTTGATCAGCTACAACTCTACCATAACCAAATTCATATTGAACAGGAGATACAATTGTATGAGGAACATCAGGGTAGCAAAGTACACTATAATCATTTGGATCTGGATTCCTTGTAGAAAGTGTAATAAACAGAGGTTCAAATTCATAAGGAACTTGTTTCAGGAAACATTCCTGAGCTTTTCTTTGCTCATAAATGCTTTCAAACTTAACACCACAAACACAACCTGTACCATATCCTGTTTGACCAAGAACTTCCACCCATTTAAGACCTTGGAAAGCTACTGGAGTAGTCCATGTAAATGGAACTGTATCACAAGAATCACAAGAAACATTATCAGAAAGTACTGTCAATTCATAGAGGGAAGTACAAGTACCTGTATTTGTAGTAACAAGACTTACACCATTTCCATAAATTGCCTGAAGTTGGGAAAGATATGTACCACCACAATCAGTATTTTTGATTGTAAGTTGGAAAGTTTTTTCTGCTTTAGAGCAAGTTTGAGTTGCTGTCCAAGGAGTTGTAACTGTAGTTGTAGCCACACAAACACTTTGAAGAGAACCTGCATCTGCAACAATATCACCTGCTACTGCTGATGGAGTTATACCTGTTGAATTGTGTACTTCATAAACTGAAGTTACACCATCATAAGAAAGTCTGATTGCCGCTGAATCTGAATAATCACTCTTAATAGTGTTCAGATTAGCTGAAGTACCATTATCTTTACGTTTAACTGTAAACAGATAAACAGTAGGTACAAGAGTATATCCACTTGGACAAGTTGTACAATTTGGAATCAGAGGATTTACTGTATCTACAAAAGCTGCTGGAGTACCAGTTACTGTCGAATGAGTAATGGAATATGTAGAAGTAATTCCATCATAAGAAACCCTTGTTACAATATCGCTAGGATACTGAGCTTGTACTTGAGCAAGTGCTATATTGTCACCAGTATCCTGAAGAACCAGATGGTAAGTTGTATAACTTACAGTTGGAAGACCTGAAGGAGTTTGGCAGCTAATAAGTTTACTTACTTTTACATAATCAGTAATCAATTGACCTCCAATAAGTTTTCTTGTTTGGAACTCACTAATTACAGCATCAGCTATAATATTGCAATCAATAGTAGCTCCACAAGAATCTGTACAATCATTAGAACAAGGAAGATTTACACTAAATTGTTCTGTATATGTTGCATAGTGAGTGTCAGGAGTATCACCAAGAAGATTAGCTATTGGCTGACCACTTAGACTTACCCAGAAAGTAAAGTTTGTAGCTCCTGCTGGAACATTCAAAGTTTTACTTACATCTACACCATCAAAACCCAATGTAACTACCTGCGATTTACCCTTTTGAGCAGCTTTTGCATCCCATTTAGTAATTGAATAAGGGGTGATGGGAAGACTTTTATAAGTCTCATTACTCTTGGCAATACCAGGAACAAAAGAATCTGCTGGAGTACCTTGAGCAATTACAATTGCTTTATTTGTTACAAAGCTTGGAGCAGTTACTGCTTGCCAAGTATTAGCATCAAAGATACCTACACCTCCCACTGGAAGATTTACTGTAGTACCTGTAGAAGGAAGTTCTGATGTGCTAGAAACAAACACATATCTATAGCTGTTTTGTGCCATTTTTTATTTTATTTATCTTATTTTTCTGAAATTGTTCTGTCTTTACCAAATTGAAGTCCATTTGAATCTTGTATATTTCTCATGAATTCTTCAGCAGTAAGGTTAATTATTTGATCTACATATTGATCTGCAATTATATCTAAAGGAATATCTGTAGAAGGTTGATTGTTAATATTAACATAGCCTGCTATGTCAATATCTGGAATCACTCTATAATATTCCATATCTACCTGTAATATATCAAAATCTGTTCTGTAAACTCTTAAATTTTGTCCCTGAACACTACAAAATGTCCACTCATAGTCAAAATCAGGTCTTTGGTTTACATCAAACTTTAATATCTGCTTATTTTGATTCTTTACTTCCCTTGAATATATTGTTCTTCTGCAATTAGCCCTTTGAGCTAAACAATAAGAACCTATATGCTGATAGAAATCATCAGGAAGTTCAAAATCTACATAAGTATCAGTAGATTGAGGGTTTAGAATAGTTTTTGTAGTTACTGTCTGATAAAGATTATCAATCAGAATACTATCTTTGTTTTTGAGATTTCTCTCAACCCACCTATTCTTACACTCATTAAATAAAAGAACAAACCTTGGCTTATCAAGAGCTATATTAGCTCCTGTATTATTTTTATTAATCTTTAGAAGAGTCTTCTGATATATTAACTCCGATTGCATTCATTACTTATTATGCTTTTTATCTTCTTTAGCAACTGCTTCTCTAAGACCTGCTAATTCTGTTAGCATAGATGGCATTTCCAAAAATTCAATAGAACCTTCTTTAGTATTTCTATAATTCATAGAACCTCTATAGTACATATCATCTTTGCCATATTTTACAATTCCATAAAGAATTGCTTTTTCAAACATGTTATGAAGAAGAAGTTTTTCTTCTGACATTTCACAAGCTTCAATGAACTTTTTAGCAGTATCCTTATCAGATTCAATTGCATTATGAAGATTAAGTTCAAGATTAGAAATACTTCCTATCTTCTTCCTAATAAGACCTACATAGAAAGCAACTTCCCAAGGTCTGTTCTTATTAGCACCCTCCTTAAAGAGTTCATTAAGGTGGACATAAATCTTCTTTTTATCTGACAATTGTGTCTCAATAACTGTTTGCAGTTCATCATCTGTAGTCAGATAATACCTTGCATCCCTAAATTGAGGCTTCTTAATATCTTCCTTGGATTGAGGAAAATTTGGATTATTTGCAAGAACTAAAAGAGCAATTTTATCTCTGTGAGACATAGATGGTCTTAGATAATTATCATGACCATTTACTCTTATTTTCAAATCCTGCCCAGTTTCTATAAGAACTGTAGCAAGCTCTGAAAACCATCCATCAGAAGTAGGATCAAGATAACCTGGTTGACCAATAAGGTTTTCCAGTTCTTCTTTAGCCTGTTTAATCCATTCTACTGCTTTGTCCTTTTCTTCTTTGGGCAAACTTAATATCTCTGGAGAGTGAATATCAAGTCCTGTATTTACAGCCCTATTTAGAGTTCTATTAAATCCTACTGTAATTGCCTGAACTGTTCCTGGAAAAGCACCCACTCCTTTTTTTGCAAGTTCTGGTTGATCTTTAGAGGGCACAGATTCTATACGATAGTTTTTACTAAAGTCTACTTTCTTAAATTTCATTTTGTTGTTGGTTTTTATGTTGTTGGTTTTTAATCTATTACAGTAGTGTAATCAGTACACTTCTACCTGGATCTCTTAGCCATACAGAAGATTGTTCTTCAAGCATGATTGTAGTACCATCAAACCTTGTTGATGCAAGAGATCCCTTTCCTACTGATACAGGATATGGAGAAGTTCTACCATTCAGATATGTATATTTAACACTTGGCATACCTGCATTTTTCACCATGTAAACATTTGCCTGATTATCAAAACCCTTTGCAAATGTAACATCTTTTGAAGGTTTGAAAGCATTAGTAGAGTTTTCTTCAGTTACATCAAACATTGCTGCTGTGTAGCTATATTTAGAAAGACCACCAATCCTTTCTTCATCCATATACCTATTGTATTCAGAATCAAAAGCAGGATTGTGTTCAATACTTACATGACCAAAACCTGGGAAAAACACCTTAGTAAACCTATAACCTGCTGACAGATCATAAGGATCTTTACCTTGTACAACCTTTATAGAGCTATTATCAAGTACAGTACCAATTGCATTTGCAATATAAGCACCTTCTTGTGTAAATATCCTAGTGAGTTCATTTACAGCACCACGACCACCTACAAGTTTAATATACCTATCAACATCTGCAATATCAGGACGATTCTTAAATACTTGAGAAAGCAGTTGTATAATTGTATCTTTTGTATACTTAGGAATCCTAAGCCAGTTACCATTTTTCATTTGCTGATACAGACCTTGAGAAACAATCTTATAGTTATTTCTTTGATCTTGCAGAACACCACCTTGACCCCACATCAAAGCCCTTTCCTGATCAAGCATAAGTTGTTTGTAAAGAAGTACTTCAAACATTGGAACTACAGATACTGGTTGAGTATAATCAATTTTACCCTGACCATTGTTATTACCTATAGCTTGCCAGAAATCAGGATTTTTAGGGTTGAGATATGGAGCAAGTTCAGCTTCAAAAGAAGAAACATTTTCCATACCCTTAAGACCATCAAGTTTAATACGTTGAGCATTACCTGTAATAGTCATTTCAACACCACGCTTGTTACCAATCTTATGGAGAAGACGCATAAAACCTGCTGATTGATTTACACCCTTAAAGTGTTCATCATAAGCACCAAGAGTAGTACCAAGGGAGAAGTATTGTACACCTGGAGCCAAAGCCCTCTTATCTACATATTCAGTTCTTTCATTAGTGATAAGTTTCAGTTTATATTTAAAACCTTCACCAATTCTTGAACCCACTTCAACGATTACAAAGTTTTGACCATCACGAAGATCTGCTGCAATTATTTCATTTACATGGAATATTGGGTCAAGATTACCATCACCTATAATTACTTCAAAAGGTTGACCATCAATACCTACAAATTCATTATCTCCAGAGAGATCTTGTTTTACTGTAGGCATTTCTAATGTATATGGTACATCAAAGGTAAATTCACCATCATCTCCATTTACATAGAGAGTATTTTTGGCAAGTTCAGTCATTTTCATGAGAGGAGTATTAATCAGAGATACCTGATTAAACAAGCTCAAAATCCCAAGGTGAGTCCTGGTGGAAGCTGCGCCACCATCAAGAAAATTCATGATTTTATTAGCATCAGTGAAATTACCTGCCATGCGGTAATCCAACCTATCAATCAATTGGTTATTACCAAAATTCTTAAATGTACCTAGTGCCATTTTTTATTATTTGTTTATGTATTTTTAAATGTAAAAGCTGGTATTGTTTTCTTTCCCTTATCTGCTTTTACAGGTTCTGCTGATTTTGCATCAGAGAGTGTTTGTGCGGAGCCTTTAAGGAAATTCCAATTTTTCTTTGTTACTTCTTTTTCAGTCTTAGATTTTTCCTCAAAAGAGTCTATATCCTTTACAAATTTTATAAACTTGTAATATTTTTTAGGATCTGCAACTATCTCATTATATTTTACACCAAAAGCTGAAAACTTTTGACCTGTATTTTTATCTTCATAAGCTGCCTGAAATAGAAATTTATCCATTTCTTTCTTTTCTCTATCTGCCAGCTCTGAATCTGAGTATATTTCTTTCTTAAGAGAGCTATTAAACCTTTCAGCTTTTAGCCTATTATCTTCAGCAATTGCTTGCTGTTCCTGAATCATTGCCTGCCTTTCCTCATTAATAATTTTGAGGAGTTCTTTTTTAGATTCTTCAGCTTCAGATTTAAATTCATCCTCACCTTCATCTTTAAGTCTATTGACTTGTTTATCAATCCACTTCTTATCTTTACCCATAGCACTATAATACTCACGTATTAGTTGCTCCTGACCATCTGCATCTTCAGTTGATATAGAATCTATATCTTTTTGGGTATTATAATTTTGGGCAAATGTTTCTATTGTACCCCCTGCTTTCAGGTATTCCATCAGCTCATTTGCTGATGAACCATAAGCAGCTTTTTCTTCTCCTAGTTCTTTTTTTGCAGCTTCTTTAGCTTGTAGCTTCCAGAGTTCTGCAAAATTCTCACCAGTAAGATCTATATTTTCCCTATCTTCAAAATCAGTCCAAAGACCTTCTTCTATAAGATAGTTTGTTATTTCTTTATAATCTACTTTTTCAGAAGGCTTTTCAGGTTCTGTTTTTGTTTCTTCAGTAGTTTTTTGATTCTGCGAAAAACCAAGTAGAGAAAGGTTAGTGTTAGCATTTTCGTCTGTAATATCTACATCTTCCTCATCATCAGTTGATACAATAGCCTTTTCCTTTTCAGGTTGGCTAGTTGGTTCTACTGTTGGTTTTTCTTCTTGGATTTTTGCATTAGGAACTTCTTGAGAGACATCAAAAAGTGTTACATCATCCTCACCAAATGAGAATGGTACAATGGTTTGATCTGCCATCTTATATGTTGTTGGTTTATACTGCAAATATAGATTATTGATTTAACAAATGCAAATCAGGTGTCCTATATTTTATACATTTGTATTAGAGCAATTAATAAAGGAAAATTTTTAAATTTCTGTTTTTCTAAACTTTAATTTCCATAGATTATCTGCAAGATATTGTGAAAATTTTTCCACCTCTTCTTCAGTATATTCTTTCTTATAAATATGTAATAGTTCATGTATAGCTACCAATAAATATTCTTTTCCTTTAAGTCTTTCATCTAAATGAATTAAATTTTCATCTTTGAATGCAAGTCCCAAAGCTTTATTACGACCCAATTTCTTGTGTTCTATTGTAGTTTTTTTCATTTTTTAGTAGGCTTTGGTTTTGCTTTTATTTTAAGACGTTCAATTTTCTGATCTGATGCCATTTTTTCTCTTTCCACACCAATCTTTTTAGTCTCTAATGCTTTTTTGGCTTCCAGATCTTTTCTCTTAAGAGAAAGTTCTTTATCCTTCTGTCCGATTTTTGCTTTTTCCAATTCATGAGATCTTTGAGATTCCTGCATCTTATGAGACAACTCTTTGGTTTTCAATGATATATCAGCAAGATGCTTAGATTGTTCTAAAGCTAGTTTTTCAGCATCCAACACATCTATTTTATTATCAGGAGAATCTTTTACATCAGCATCAAATCCAATACTGGATATTGTTGCCACTTGTATTTTATTTTCTCTATCTAATTGCTTCTGCTCTGCATCAAATTGTCTTTGTTTTTCTGCCTCTTGAGCTTGAGCCTGAAGTTGCTGCTGCTGCATTTGTTGCTCTTGTTGTTGCTGAGCCTGTTGATTTTTTTGTTGTTCCTGTTCAGCTTTTTCAATAGATTTTTGAATATCTGCAAGATTGTCATTTCTAACAATATCAATAAGAGAAGAAAGGGGAAGAAGGTTTTGGTTATTTTTCAGAATTAATTCCTCAACAACCTGTTTCTTTCTCTGCATCTCTCCTGTATTATTAACATAAACTGCCAGATCTCTAAGCAGCAAGTCTCCAGCAGTAACTTTAATAAATGCATCCCCTACATCTGTCATTATATAAGAGTCAGATAAATCCAACTCTCTTAAAGCACAAAACTGTGCAATATCAAGAATTGCTTCCAGTTTTCTTCTCCTGTAATTAGAAAACTGCTCAAAATATATTTCTGTAATGGCATAAGAGTTATTTACAGCAGTATTTGTTGCTGTAGCTGTCTCAGAAGCCTGAATAGTACCTTGTCTTTGTGGTGTTATACCTATTTGAAGAAAACCTTGCTGTTCTATCAGCATTGCTAAATTAATAGTTCTGACAATTCTCTCTGATTCATCCATATCCATTACTTTCATGGAATATTGAAGAGAATTTTGATTTTGTGTTCCATTTGGAGCATCATCTACAACAGCAAGACCTATATTACTAGCCATTGTCATAAACTTTTCCATAGAATCTTCCCCTCCTAAATCTTTTATAGATGGAAGTAGGGAAGCTCCCATCAGAAAAAATTTTCCATTATTTTTCTGAGCTATCTGGTAAGATTGATTGTAGAAAGCATTTACCAATATCTGATAGGGTTTGAGCAAATCTACAAGAGATTGGCTTCTGCCATTCCTGTTATTAAATATTTGCCCTATTACAGGAAGCTTACATTTGAATTGTAATGCTGGATTGTTTCCTTTAAACTGAAAAGGAGCAGGCATAACATCTATATAAATAGCACTTCTATCTTCAGAAGTCTGAGCTTTTTGGTAATTTACATTTACTTTTATACCTTGCCAAACCTGAGTTTGCCATGTCCAGCAAATTGTATTGGGTTCATCTGAATCTCTGTAAATTTCTTTAACCTCTTTAACCTCAAAAAGTTTAGGATCAAAGGTTTCATCTACAAGCATCACCTTACTCTCTCCAGTTTCAGGATTGACAATGTTTAATTTGCCAACTTTTCTTTGAGATTTCCAATAACATTGTGTTACCTGAACCAAATCTGCCTGAGTAAAAAGATAATTTGTACCATCTGTAGATGGGTAAAACCCAAAAATAGGAAATCCATAAGGAGATCCATCCATTGCATTATATCCTAAAGCTTGACCCTGAGCTTCTGTTAATGTATCATATTCCCTTGCATCTGCAAAAGGATATAATGTAGCATTAAAAAATTCAGAGTAGACAGATCCATCCTTTTGATCTTTTTGATATTCTGGGTATAATGATTCTATTTGTTCTAGAGTCATTCTCCAGCCAAAAATATCTATAATCTGTGGTTTAGAGAGATATAATATCCTTCCTACATAATTTCCATCTTCTATATAATTAAGTTCTGGAGAATACTGGTAGAATGTATTTAATGTATTCCATGTTTCCACATTATACCCATCATTAGTAAGATATATATGTGAAAAACACCTATCAGCAACAAGCATATCATAAAATTCTTTTTGATCCTGCTCATTAAGTCTAAATCTCTTCTTTACATTGAGAAGGATAGATTGCCCCCATGATTCTGCTGCTGTTCTGTAGTCATATGTAAGATATTTATTAATAGCATCTGGAGTAAGTTCCTGATACTTTTGTTCAATCATTTGTTTATATTGATCCTGATCTTCCTGATTTTTAAAATTATTCTTTTCAGGATCAATTCCCATTGCAAGAAGCTTTTTATTTATTTCCTGAGTAAGTTCTTGCTGTATAAATGTATGTGTTAAATCAGTTTTAAGTCTTAATTTTTCATTGCTGGAATCTATATCCTCTGCCATAACCTGATGAATATCAGGTCTTTTTATATATTCACCTAGTAAAAGCTTTACAGCTTTGGTGGTAATATCATAGTGTTTCATGAAGCTAGGAAGCTTCATTTGTTCATATACTATAGAAGAAATATCATAGGCATCAAAACTATCTACATAATCTTCAAGATTAAACCTGCCCTGCATAATCTCATAATTCTTTCTGAGATCAACATTATTATAAAAGATATACCTGCCAATTCCCTCAAGAGAATCCATTGTATCCTTCATCCATTTTGTGATTCCAAATCTATCTTTATCAATGTCAAATTTTTCCTTAAGACTGACCTGTTGTCTGGGAAGGGCTGAATTGACAGGGCGATTCATCATAATATATCTATTAATTTATTAAAACAACCCTAAATATAGGCATATAATTTTTCTAATTATAATTCCTAACCAAATTAGGTTAGATTTGTTAACCTCTCCCTCTTAACCATCTAGGAGTTGACATTCTTGTACCTTGTTTAAATGTACCAAAAGGAGTTTTTATGCTAGGAGTTTGTGATTCAATTACTTGGAAAAGAGTTGGTTTCTTCTTTGGTGTAGATGTAATAGGGTATTTAATATCATAAAATTGAGCTAAAGTGAGGGCACAATACATTGATATAATTCTATCAAAGTTACCATCATGTACACCTCTTCCAGATGTCTTACCTTTATATTGAATTAATTCCTGACATAACATTGTGTCTAGTATTCTGGTCAATCCTAATTGATATATCTCCTCCCCCTCTTCTGTAACAATAATATCTTCAGTATTTACATATTCTACAAGAAGGTTCATTCCATGTTTTTGATTTATAGTGGTGGCAGGAAACCCCATCTTTTTATTACCCCTGTATTTGGGGTTTACATGAGTAAGTAAATCTGTTGTATCTGCCAGAAAATGAGATTTTCTTTTATGATAGAAATATTGAAGAAGGGTTCTTTCTGAATCTTCTATAATAACTCCGTCCACAGCATTATAAAATTCTGCTATCATAAGAGCAAGTTCATGAAATTCCTCAAGAGTAGTAAATCTTCCTGCCCAAGTTGCCACAGGTTGATTTTTAAACTGATCTAAAGGAGATATCATTCTTTTATAAACTACAATAGATGCCAAAGATACTTCTCCATCATTAGAATCATCATTGTTAATTGGGTCAATACCAATGCAATATGTTCCATGTGGAACATTTTCTATAGGATGTTCAAATATACAAAGAGGAGCTTCTTTTTGATCTTTAGGGCCAACTGGGAACTTAATTATTGGTTTTTTATCAGAAAATGTCCAATTAACCTTACCTTCTGTATTTCTAAACAGGTCTGCATACACAGGATTATATTTTTCCAAAGTAATTTGGTGCATTTTAAGCCCTGGTACATTAAATTTATTGTTGGATTGAGACAGGAATATTTCCCTAGTAGTTTTAGGAAAATACATTGTGTGTTTAAGAAGAGCTGAAGAATCCTTGGATTCTTTTAGATTTTCTCTTTCCTTATCAATAAGAGTCTCATTTTCTTTTTTATCTGAAGCTAGTATTTTGACATTTTTTAAATTTGGATGTTTCTTTTCATCAACTCCTAGATATTCAGCAAATGATTTTTCATGTTTAGGGTAAGCATAAGACATCCACCCTGGAAGAAATAATCCACATTTTCTGGATTCATCAGGAACCTCACAAGCAAGAAAATTATAAGATTCTGGATTATCAAATAGGGTTTGGAAATCTCTAAAAGAATCCATATCACCACCTGTACCCATTACAAGGAATGTTCCCCTCCACCCATTAGGAGTTGTTAAACCTGGAAGACCTGCAAGCAGAGCTTTTAGGAAATTACCTTTACCACCTTCATCTATTACACCTGCTGTAGGAGTTAAACCTGCAAGAGCTTCCTCATTATCTCCACCATCAAAGTTTCTTATAGCAAAACTACTCCAAGGAATTCTTTGATTTGTTTTAGCATCTTTGATACCAAGGGTAACTTGTTTCTTCCAGTTATCTTCTATCTTGGATTTCATAAAGAAATCTGGCAATTCATTTATTCCCAAATCTATCTTATCTGTAATAATCTTTATATCTGGTTCATTCAAACCTGAGACAACAACTTGGGAGTTTTTCCAACAAACAGCTTCCCATGCACAAAAAGAGGCTTCCAGCTCACTATTATGAGTTACTGTAAAGTTATCTGTAAGAAATAGTTTATCTTCATTTGCAACAGTTATACAAGTAGCAAGATTTTTTCTTACTTTTTGAATATTTACTATCCTTGTTTTGTTTATTTTTGATAAATCTCCTTTAGAAAATTTAAATCTTTCTATTTTTCTAGATAATTTGAATGGAGCAAAATTAATATATAGTTGAAAGTGGTATGCATTCTTACATTTTATTCTCCCCCCATTCTTTGTATAGTATGATTCTCTAACAGTCCTTTTTAAATTTATACCCAAACTTCTGCAAAGAAAATAGAAATCATCTGCTAATTGCTCAGAGGTCGTAGTGAATGAACAATCTCCTAATTTGGAAATTGTACCATCTGTATCCATAAGACCCTTTAAAAGTTCAATTCTTTGTTCTATAGAACTATATAGGTATTCTTTCGGAATATGTTTATTATGAATAAGATTTAATTTTCTTAATAGCACTAAAAGAATGTTTTTATCTTTTAATGTTTTATTATTTCCTCCTTTTATACCAGAAGTAATTCTATAGGTAATTCCATCTTCTTTTACAACCAGATTCAGTGTCTCGGCATAGATTTTTACATAGTCTATGATTTCATTATCTATAGATGTAATATCAGGACTTTTATTAGATCCATCTCCTAACCATAAACCAAGGAAATAAGGATCTATTTCTAAATCTTTAAAAGAATATTCAACAGGTGCATTATTAGGTATAGAATATAAATACTCAAAACATTTTTCTCCAGGCTTGTAAGAATTTTTTCTCTCCCTTTTATATTTTGATATTAATTCTTTTGTGTTCATAGTGACAAATTTATCACCATGTCTATCTTTTTTACCAGTTTTCTTAGTTTGAAGATACCATAAATGGTCTTCACAGCAATAAAGTTTTCTTCCATCAAGCAAAGATATCTCATATATATCCTTTTCTCCTTGTGGAAATACTCCAGTAACCTTTGTAGGTTTACCATCAGCCCCAAATATAAAATCACCTACACATATATCCTCAATATTTATTGTACCATCCTGAGTATATAGTTTACTTCCATGCTCTAAAGCCTTACTAAAACGTCTAGTTCCAGCAGCAATAACTCCTTTTCTTCTTAAATTACCATTTTCATCCTTAAAATTCTTGGCTTCCCATATTTTATTAGTAAGTATCCACTCAGAATCTCGGAAATCTGGTTTTTGCCTAATTCTTCCTTTAGTTATGTGATCTGTAATAATAGTCCAAAGGTTACAGTGCCAATACAAAAAGGGGTTTATAAAAACCCCATCAATTGTTATACCCTCTTTACATTTCTTTCTTTCAGCTTTCCAAAACTCATTATATTCATCTGAGTCTTTATCTGGAAGATTCTTTTGATTTATTAATAAATCCTTACTTTCAAATATCATATTAATTTTTTAATCATCATCTTCATCCCCAGAATTAAGAATTCCAGCTATTTTACCTCCTCCTCTTTTTTCTAGTTTAAGAGATTCTTTTTCTCTTACCTCATTCACTATCTTTATTATTTCCCCATAATCCTTTACAGCTTTAGATAAATCTGATCTTTGTTGCTCAATTGTGGCCACTACTACAGGTATTGTGCCCCCCGATTTTGTATCTCTCCAAGCAATTCTGTCAGAAAGTTCATCTAAAGGTCTTTTATCTACATAAGCTTTTAGCTCCCTGCTTTTATTTTCAAGCCATTCCAGCTCAAAATCCACATATGTACTTTGTTGTTTTTTAGCCATTAAAATTAATTTTTTGAGAATTTATCAAAATTATTTTGAATTTGGGTTTTGTTCTCAGGCTTATTTATTGACTCAGCAACCTTTACAAGATTATCTCTATACTCAGAGATTTCTTTAGAATGTTCTGCAAGAGGTGTTTCTAAGTCTGTCTCCAGTATTTCTACTAAAAGAAAGAAATTAGACAAAGCACCTTTTAGCATATCATATTTAATAGCTACCTGCATTTGTTCAGTCTTGTCTGTAATATTTTTAATATTTGATACAGAGGCTTCTACATCAGATGAAAGATTCTTCATCAGTTGGAACATTGTATCAATTCTTTGGGTTATTTTTTCTTTATACATCTTCTTCCCATTTAACCTGATATTCTTCTCTCAGGAGTTCTGAATTCTTTTCTATCTTTCCTATAAGGGTATTATCATCCCATTTATATGGATTTTCCTCTCCTATGTGAGAAGTTAAAACACACATTAGTTCCGATAGGTGCATATCCTGAAATTCCTCAAAGTATTTTACAAGCCTATTTATTGCAAGACTTCTTTTTTGATATTGTTGCTTATCCTTCATATTTATTCCATTTAAGGGCTATTTGTTTATTATTTTGTTGATTATATATTCCTATTCCACATTCTGACTCTAAAGAAGCAGTTTTTATATTTACCACACATCCACACATACTGCAATGTAAATCTGTCCTATCTGTTTGATAATTATTACCAGTTAAATCCTTATACTCTTCAGATGTTCTTGCTTTAATTGAGTTTAAAGGGCAATCTATACAGATTAATCTTCTCCTGACAATCTCTTCCTGTTTATCTTCTGAAAGGCTTTCAAATTGAAACCTGACATCATTTATAATACCTTCAGCAATCTTATCAATATTAGGAATTCCCTTTATTGCTGTTTTTATCCACTCCTTCAAATATCCACTCATAATTAGCTTTTATTTTTTCTGGTTTATTTATTTTTCTATAATTCTCATTATATTTTATCTGTTCTTTCATCCTTTCTTTTTTAAGTTCATCCACCTGTTTCCACAATATTCTGAATTCTTCTTTCCTTCCAAGAAATATATTTCCTATCATAGTACTTGAATCTAGATATTTCTCAGGATATTTTTGTTTTATACTTCTCATGGCCTTTATAAGATGTCTTAAAGCTAGTTTTGCTTTTTTAAAATCCAAAACAAAAAATCCCAACCCATCTACTTGAATAGCAGGCTTTTCAGATTTTATAAGAACTTTTTTCCAATATTTCCAATACTCTTTAATGATGTATTCTTTTATTTCATCTCTTCTGGGATGATTTGGAAGAAAATCTGGATCATTAAAAGTATTTAATATAATGCCATTATTTCCTATCATTTGTTATTGTATATTGAAAAATAATCCTATCATTGTTTCCCCCAATAGCATAATCATTAGATATGGATTCTCCATATGTTGTTTTCTGTATAATTCCGTATTTACGAAACTTTGATATTAAATTAGATACAGCATTACTGGACTTAAAAAGTTTATTATCTACAAGATCAGTTTTAGTAACTTTATTAAACCCATTAATTACAAAATAAGTGAGGGCAAAAACCTCTGTATCAGACAATATAAGTTTCTTAGTGACTGCAATAAGTTTAATTATTGTCTTCACCATTTCAAACGAATTGACAGATTTATCATTTATATTTATCTTAATTCCAGTCACTTAGCTTAATTTTATTCAAAAAATACTGTATCAAATTCTTCAATACTGCAATTAATAAAAAGAACCTTTTCTGCAAATTTAAAATTAACTTCTACAAGATGTGTAGCATCTATAGCTTCCTGCCATGACTCTACATCCTCCTTTTTAAACCTAACCTTTTTATAAACAGGAGTGAGATCTTCTGGGTAGATGGCAAATTCCACATCTTCCTGCTCTTCCTCTTTTTCAGGATCACCTGAAATAAGCCTATTTATCCTCTCCTCTTCAAGTTCTTCTTTAGACTTCTTTTTGGATTTTTTTATTTCCTTTTTCTTTTCCTGAACCTTTTCAAAAATTTCTCTTTCATGTATAAATTCAGCTTCTGCTAATATCCATCCTTGCTTACTTGTTACCATTGTCTAATTTTTTGTACAATTATATGTAATTTATTTTAATTCTCCAAACTCTTTAACATTTTTTAACAATTGATTTGTATTTCATCTTTATCTTATACCATAAATAAGAAAGTCTAAGTTTTAATGAATCTTCTTGTCCTAATTCAAAAGGTTGGGATTTTCTACCATACCAATTAATTCCTTTAGATGCTCCTACAGATTCCAAATGTATAGCCAATATTTCAGGAATAAGAATCCTTTTATTTCTGGGCCAATTTCTAACAAATTCCAAATCACAATGATCTGCTCCAATACTATTCTGAGGATATGCATCAAAAGATGATTTGTGAGCTAACTGAAAGAACCCTAGTGGCCTCCAACCAAGGAAATGACCCTCATCTCTCGCTTCTCCAAAATAATGCACTAATCTGGCTCCTAATGGAAATCCTGCTGTATGCAAAAGCCAATTCTGTTTAATTGAATCCCTTTTCTGAATATAATTTATCCAGTTTTCCAATCCTACACAATTAACCCTATCTACTCCATAAATACAAGAAATATCTAAAGGAAGTTTTTCCAGAATATACTTAGTCATTGAGGGAAGAATAATATCTGAATCCAAAAATAACACCCATGAATCCCCATCCACTAATTTTAAAGCCTCATTAATACCTGCATACTTATTAAAAATACCCTTTTCATAAAATACATCAGTTTGTAAACAATAAACATTATGATTGTCACATAAATCCTTTGTCTTTTGATCTTTAGTATCTGTTACAATAATCCATTGGTCAAATAATTGCTTATTCTCCAAAAGACTCCAACATAGAAAATCTGAATACCCCACACTTACAGTAATACAAGTAATCTTCATTAATTTTTAATTTTTCACGAATATACCTAATCAAAATTTAATACAATGTTAAAATATGTTAATAATATTCTAATCCCTGAAAATTTTCCAAAATTTTTAAAATCTACTCTCTTTATATAGTTAAATGTCGAAACCCCCTACTAAAACCACTCCCCATCCTTGCTTGAGGGTTTGGTATATCCCCCGTATCAGATATATGCAATCATTTTCAAACCACTATTAAACCACTTATCATCCTTGTTAATTGGGGAATATTATAGCCTTACATTGTTAAACTGTAATGTTGTAATATTATAGAAACCACTTTCCATGAAAGATATGGAGGTGAATAGTGTTGGAATGTGTGAATGTTAATGTGTTTGGCTTATAATTTGCTTTCATCCTTATAGCTTAAGTATTTATTAATCATTAAAAACCAATGTGTTATGTCTAAAAAACTCACAGCCACTCTGCATGGCTTCTATGTAAAAAATGGCAGAAATGTTTATCGTTATCTGGTAAATGGTACTCCTGAAGCAATCCAAGCTTATACTGAAGCTCAAGGAACAAACTTCAGGACTCACCAAGGAGAAGATGATGATAAGCTCAATGGTACTCCTCTGTATTTCAGCACAAGACCTGAAGGTAAGTCTGTAGAGCTGGAAATCACACCAAATGGCAAAGTGGTAGTTGCCAAAGATGTCATTCAGGTGATGGAGCAACAAATGCTGTTTGATGACAAAGTGCAAACAGAGCTTGCTAAAATAGCAGCTCAGCAGCAAGCCATCAGAATGAAACTGGTAGGCACAAATGCCTAAATATCACTAGGAGAGGGAGAAATCCCTCTTCTTTTTTCATCTCTTTGGGAATCAATTGGTTATAAAGTTTGCAAATATCTTTAGAGTAGCACCTTATATTGTGTGATGGTAAAAGAATATTGCTCTTAACTAATTGGTTCTCTTTTTCTTTCTTTTTGGTGCAAACTATTAATTTAGTTGGTCTTTAATACTTTGAGTATTAAGGGTTTAGGATACTTCACTTAAACTAGTGATTTAATTGCTCAAACCAAATAAACAAATTGTTATGAAAAGTATTATTAAGTTCTTATTTCCCAAGTTCTACAAAGAGATTATGAATGAAGGAGTTGAATGGTATCTTAATCAAGCAGATAACTCTGATTATTTAAGACCTGATCCAGATGAAGAATATCTTGATGAGTTTGATGAAGAGGCTTGGAATAAGAAATGTGAAGAAGACAGAATTGCTTGGGAACAAGAGCAATCTGATGCTGAAGCAGAACTGGCTTATTTACAATCTCTTGAGAATCAATCACTCCCTTGTAAAATAGGGGATTTCATCCATATCAAACCTAGAAATGGTATATATGAGGTGATTGAAGCTACTCCTGATTATTTCACTATCACCTGCAAGAGATGGCAACAGGAATATGAAAGAAAAGAAAGATCCTACAGAAAATCTACATACACTTGGGACAACTTCAAATGTCTCAAAGGATAACATCTCTTTATAAGGTTTCAGGAGAGCTATAGAAATATAGCCTCTTGAGATCTTTTTTATCCACTTAAGCTGTAGCATTCAATTGCAAATAATCACTAAACATTTTTTAAACTCTAAATAAAACTAACATGAGACTATTCATTGATAATCACTACTTTATAAGTGTGATAGAAGAAAAAAGAGGATATAATTGTCAAATTATGGAACTAATACATGGTATAGGAATGTATCCAGCAACAATAACAGATAATCAATCAGATGTTGTTTCTGGTATTGTTCATGGGATATTTAAAGAAGAATCTAAAATCTGTAAAGATTTAAAGGAACTTTTTGAATACCATAAAGATTGTGTTGTAGAAATGATAACTGAAGGTATTTGTTAAACTTCTAATTTGGGTTTCACTGGAGATAGCAATATCTTTGGTGAAATCTTTATCTTATTGGGAATCAATTGATTATATAAGATTAGCTTTAAATAGCTAACCATTTTATTGTGTCCTGCTACTCCTAACAATGAGAAGCAATAACATAGAATAGATGAGGTTGTCAGCCTTTTTTCTATTACCATGCAGGATATATAATCTTTTGATTTCCTTATTATTAAACCAATTAAACCAAACAATATGCTAACATATAAAATACAACAAAAAGTAGGTGAAAATTACATAACCTTAAAAGATCATCAAGGATATGATATGGAAGCCATTACACTAAGTAATGCTTGGTATATTATATATCTTTTCAGAATGAGGGAACAAACTGCTGTAGAATGCAGAATAGTAACCTCTAAAGGAGAATATATATACTAATCTCTTTTTAGATCAGGAGTGAGAAGAAATTCTCCTCTTGATCTAAATTTTAACATTTGTTTTATTGGGTTTCAGAAGATTGAGCCTAAAAATTAATTAGTTGATTATCAATTGATTACTTAAAAATAAATTGTTTTTCTCCTAGAGGAATATTTAATAAAAATCTTCAGTGAATTATTTATAATATGTTAATAGATTTAGCATATTTCTATTCATTTAAATGATTTTTATTTTAATTATTCTGCATCAATGTATGAATAAAAGTATTTTATTGAGTTTTAAAGGCTTTCATTTAGTGACAAAATGTCAGTTGACTATGCCATAACTGCATATTTAATGACAAGTTGACATAAAAATGTGACAAAATGTCTTTATTTTAGAACCAACAGCCATATTTTCTCAATGAAGTGTTTAAATTTCTTCAAAATTTCTTCATTTTCTCTCATTTCTTATACAATACATTATATAAAGGAAACATTTTAAAACCAATGGTGCAAAAGGATAATCCCTTTGGTCTATTCTTTAATAGAATAGGTTTAGAATTGCTTGAATATTTTCAAGTACATAGCTGAAACCAAATAAAATTTAACAACATGTTCATAGTATTAGTACAACAAACAGAAGGAAAAGGATTTGCTTCTAATCATGGATTCACATCTGATTATTTAGCAGAAAGAGCTAAATCCACTTTTAATACATTAGAAAATGCTGCAAAAGCTGCTAACGAATTAGCTAAAAGATATCATGGAACTACATTTCAAGTATTTGAGTATATAGAAGCTTATAAAGCTAATATAGAAAAAGTCTAAGCTTCTAAATGGTTTACTGGAGATAGAAATGTCTCTGGTAAACCTTATTTCTTTGGAACTAATAGATATTGGTGGATAAAAACTAGAATAAGCTCCTTAAAACTAAACTTTTACTAGTTACCTCACATGATAAAAATGGACAGTATCTATTAGTTCTTTTTTCTTATCATTTTAGAATATTTCTAAGAATGTAGTCTTCGATGACAAATAAGACCAATTTAGAGAGGAAACTTCTCGTGGTAGAAACATTGGTATAATAGTTAAGTCTATAGATACCGATAAAGTATATCAGTTAGTGTAGTGACTAGCAAGAGAGTTTATAAATATTAGAAAACAAAAGAAATGAATAGCACTAAACATTCAAAGTATTTTATCTGATAGAGAAGAATTTCCTCCATTTAATAAAATTTTAAATAACCAAATAAAAACAATAAAAATGAAAAACATACAAATTAAACCTTACGATCTAGTTCCTAAAGAAATAAGAATACAGGTGTATAAGGAAGCTATTAAAAGAATAAAAACTAATACTCATAATCAATTAGGAATAGGAATTTGTCTAGTTATTCCTTGTATATTATGGGGATTAGAATTTTTTTTAGATCCTGCTCCTAATGGTGATTATTGGACATTTAAAATAACTCAAGAAATGTTTCCTGAAATTACTGATGAAGTAATAGACAGAATCAAAGAAGTAGATTCTGAAAAGAATCAAAATCGAATGAGAATAAAAGTTCTTGAGGAAATAGTTAAAGAATTGGAGTAATCTCTTTTATTTGGGTTCAGGAGTCCTAGAAATAGGCTCTTGAACTCTTTTTACTCTTAAATCAAAAAAACATGTACAAAATATCAATTCTTAATCAGACAGTATTTTCTTCTAATAATTTAGAGGAATTTTCAAGAGCTATTATTGTTCTTGCTTCTTCTTCATGGAAAGATTCTATGGAGATATTTAAACCGTAAAATTATTAACCAATTTAAAACCAATACATTATGTCAAAACCATTTTTTACAACAGTAAAAGCTACTTCTTCTACAACAACAATAAGGAAAGATAGAAGTACACAATCATTCAGAGGTGCTAATAATGGCAGGATTATTAATCCTGATCAATACAGACCTTCTAAAGAACCTGCATATATGACAAATAATTATGGAGGTAATTTTTAAATCTTTGAGAATCAATTAATTAAGCACAACATTGATAAAGTTGGAGGTGATTAGTTGATTCTCTTTCTTATTCTGCGCAGATAAAACAATTAGATTTCTCGTATTTATTATGATACTAATTGGGTGAAGTTTATTACTGAAGCCTGAAAAACTCGCTTTAAGTTTTATTCACCATTTTTTGGAGGTATAGTTTAAAGGAAAAACCTTGGATTTCTAATCCAAAGACATCTAGAGTTCAAATCTCAGTGCCTCCTCTATTTTTAAAAACATTTTAAACCCTAAATAATATGAAACATATAGAAATACCAACTATACAATTAAGCTATCCTGTAGGAAAAGATATTATAAAAGCTATGAATTATGTAGAAACTGTACATAAGGTTCTAAAACCTCTTATTGGAGATTCTAATGTTAATCTGTGGGTGAGAGGATCATCTGGAGCAATTTTAGGAGCATTATTAGCTGCGAGAATAGGTTCAAAAGCCAAAATAAATCATGTTAAAAAAGAAGGAGAAAGATCTCATCAGGGTGGTTATTCTTTTAATGTTGATGGTATTAATATAATTCTGGATGATTTTATTGCTTCAGGTGAAACTGTTAATAAAATATATGAAGAAATGCAAAAGAGAGCCGCTAATGTAGATTACTTGATTGTTACAAGTCTATATTATAACACAAGATTAAATTTTGAACCTACTTACATAGTTTGTGATAATTCATTTGAATGTCTATCTCAAGAAATTGCAGCTTAATTTAATTTTTTAGGTAATACAAGAAACAT